CCCACGACTGGGACTTCCGATTCTCAGACGCCATGCGCACCTACGAGCGCGGCATGGACCAGTACAAGGCGCTCAAGGCTGCGGCCAAGGAACTCGACCCAGACATGGCCGTCTGGAACACCTACGCACCCGTCGGCCACAAGACCCCATGACCACCAACAACACCCAGCGTGTGGCCGCACTGAGGCAGCGCCGCAAGGCCGCTGGCCTCGTGCGCGTCGAGCACTACCTCACCCCAGCCCAAGCCGCCAAGGTCAAAGAATTTATCAACCAGTTGAAAGCTCAGAAATGAACCACGTCATCCGCAAGCACGCACGCCTGTCCGCATCCAAGGCCGAGCGGTTCATGACCTGCCCCGGCAGCTACCGACTTGAGTCCCAGATGCCCTACGAGCCAGCCGGTGAGGCCGCAGCCATCGGCACGGCGATCCACGAGCTGTCCGAGGCCATGATGCGCGGTGACGACCTGATCCAAGCGGACTACCCAGACGACCATTGGGAGATGGCCGCAGACTACGTCCGCTTCATCAACGAGCTGGTCACCAACCCACGCAAGAAGCTGATCGAGGTCAACGTGGACAACGGCCTGAAGTCCCTGCACCAAGCCCTCGGTGGCACCGCCGACGCCGTGCTGGTGGACGGCAACCACCTTCATGTGGTTGACCTCAAGACCGGGCGTGTGGTTGTGGACGCCGAGAACAACAAGCAGCTCCTGACCTACGCCGTGGGCGTGATGCGCCAGTTCAACGCACCCGCATCCATCGAATGCACCATGCACATCTTCCAGCCCAAGGCAGGCCACAGCAAGTGGACCGTCTCCGGTGCCGATCTGGTCAAGCACGGTCTTGAACTCAAGGCCGCTGCCGATCTGGCCCTATCCCCAGACGCGCCCACCAACCCAAGCACCGAAGCCTGCCGCTACTGCCGCGCCAAGACCATCTGCCCGTCCATGCGTGCCAAGGTGCAGGACAACGCCAGAAAAGACTTCGCACCCGACACACAGGTCACCCCAGAGATGCTGGACTTGGCCGAGCTGGCCAGCCAGTGGTCAGAGGCCGTCAAGGCCGCAGCCAAGACACAGATCAAGACCACGCCCATCGCTGGCTGGGCGCTCAAGCCCGGACGAAAGATGCGGTTCTGGAAGGCTGAAGGATTGGCCATTGAGGCGCTCAAGGACCACCCCGAGGCCTTCGACCTGAAGAGTCCATCCGCGATTGAGAAGCTGGGCATCACAGTCAGTGAGGAACTGATCGGCACCAAAAACGCCGAGGAGTCCTTGGCCCGTCAGAAACCCAAGGCCTAAAATGCAGAACCAAAAAAAGAACCCGGCCAGCGCGAACTGGACGGGTTCATCAAGCAACTCAACCGGAGAACCACTCATGAATGAAACAAGTGGCGGGTCTATTTTACCAGCCAGCGGCATCACCGAGCAGTCGTTCGCCGCCGCCGCCAAGATCGCCACGGCGGTGCAGCAGGCCCGGTTCTGTGGCTTCAACGTCTCGACACAGGGCGGCAAGGTCACCAAGCGCCCCATGAGCCTTGCTGGCCCCGGTGTCGGTGTGGACACCCCAGCCGAGTACCTGTGCGACGCCGACGACGTGCTGGCCAAGGAGCCGCCGCCGTCCAGCTCAACCTACTGGGGGGTGGTCTTACAAAAGCACCCCTACATCACCCAGATCGACGGCCAAGACCACGCCTTCGTGATCCTCGACCTCGACACCAAGGCCTCCACGGCACCCAGAGACATCCGCATCGCCAAGCTGCTGGAGCTGGCAAAAGACATGGACCTGCTGACCGAACGCAGCCACTCGCAGAAGGGTGGGCACATCATGTTCATGTCCCCAGCGGACGAGGCGGCACCCAAGCGCATCAAGCTGGGCAACAGCCAAGAGATTGAAATCTTTGGCTTGGCCAACTCCGCAGGCAAATCGGTGATGCTCACCGGCGACAAGCTCAAGGGCGGGGTCAGGCCCATCCCCAGCCTGATCGAGCTGCTGCACCAAGCAGGCATCACCGACGACGTGATCTTCCCGCCTGAACCAGAACCACAGCCCGTTACAACACACGCTATAGAGTACACCCAGCGCCCCATGGACGACATGGACAAGGCGCAGCAGGCCCTGTCCCACATCGCAATAGCCAAGGGTGACTACCAGACGTGGATCGACATGGGGATGGCGTTACAACACGGCTTCGGTGCTGCAGGGTATCAGCTCTGGGTGCAGTGGTCCTCGACCCAGCCCGAGTTCAAGGGGGAGGAGGACTGTAAAAACCACTGGAAGAGCTTCAAGCCCAACGGTGCGACCTCCCTCGGCACCCTGTTCCATCTGGCCAAGCAGAACGGCTACCGTCCAGCCACCCAGAAGACGGAGCGCAAGTCGGCCATTGAGGACTTCAACAGCTTCATCCAAAAATCTGCACCGGCCATCAACCTGTCAGACCCGCTAGAAATAAATGAGCCATTTATTTCCCAGTCCGACCAGCCAGCCCACATCTGGCAGGAGGTCGATCTGGACCTCAACACCCTGCACCCCATTGACTACCTGATCGACAACTTCTTGGCCCACAGCCTGATGGTCGTCGCGGGTCAGCCCGGTGTGGGCAAGACCACCGCCATGCTCTCCTTGGCCATGGTGATCTCCGGCTTCACATTAAAGGACTGCAGCCTCTCCACCGAGGCACCACGCCGGGTGATCTACGTCACGGAAGACGTGAGCCAAGTACAGCTATCCCTCTTCAGCTACGCACGGCACCACCACCTTGACCCACAGAAAATCCGCGAGATGATCCACGTCGTCGAGGCACGGCGCAGTGAAATGCCCGACATCCTTTTATTAACCCAGAACATCCTAAAGCACACAACAACACACGAAAACCACACACAAGGGTCGTTGCGTGTGTTGTAACACCCCTGCTTAGACGTCGATCACTACGCTTGCTGGGCGCTTGCGCAGGCTGTCCAGCGCCATGTCGCCAAGGTTCAGGTTGACGGTCATGCCTGCCTGATCCCCGTACTGCGCACGGTTGAAGGCCTTGGCCATGCGCCAACGGTTCTCGGCACGCAGCTTGGCCACGGCCACGTCGTCAGGCGTAGCGGCGTCCACGATGTCGGCGGTCTGCTCGATAAGTGAGTGAGCACTCACCTCGCGCGCACGTGCGAGGGCAGCCGTCCGCTCCTCGCTCTTGTTGACCCAGTCGTAGAACCTACCCGCGCTCACTCCGATCTCTGCGCACAGTGACACGACCGTCTGTCCCGAAGCGACCCGGTCGAGGATGCGATCCTCACCACCGAAGGCGTGTATGGCCTTGTTGGTCTTGCTCATTTCCTGCTTGGTGTGGGTTTCCATGGCCTGCTTGTCGGCTATCTCCGCGATGGTTGTCATCCCAAGTACTCCTCAATCAATCGGTATGCCTCGTCGGCACCCCGTGCAACCAAACACAAATAACCCTCGGCGTTGAGCCGACCGGCTATGTCCCTTTGGGCCGCACCGACGACCCCCACATCTGTCTTCATCTCCACGAATAGCCCGTGGAACCCCTTGGAAGGCCGCAGGACGCACAAATCCGGCATACCCGCTAGTACCCCCTCACTTGCAAGTCTAACGCGCTCTGAGGCCGTTCTATCGCCTCCATTGGGTATGGCCGCAATGACCACTCCGGGATGGAACGCACGCACCCTTTGTACCACCCTCACCTGATCTTGGTGCTCTACATACTTTCGGCCTCTTTTTACTCCCACCATGCTGCACCACCTTCCCTGTCGCCGATCTTACTCACTGCCGACGTGTTGCTGACATCCCGGTAATGGTGGCAGCGGTGCTTCAGGTCATCCGGGAAACACGGGTGGTCGTTTGCTTGGCACACCCGCATCGTGTACTTGGCAGTGGCCCATCCATTGTCGATGGTGACCACGTCGAACATCCACCGGTTGGCCTTATGGTTGACCCGCCTGATCTTTTCAAACTCATGCGCGGGCATCCGGTGGGCCATTTTTTCCTCCGTCCCCTCAACACACGTTTTGCAGCTCACGCGGTCATCATCCACCCAGTTTTCGGTCACTTCTTGCATCATCACTTTTCCTCACTTTTTCATGTTGCCTATTTTTTAAGCAAAACACCCCAAAAGTTGAAGGGACGCCCCAAAGGGGTTTGGTCCCCTCGTCCCTTCAACTTTGCCTGTGGATAACTTTTCCCATTTTGTAGGACCAAGGGCCACATTCGCGCTGTCCAAATGGGGGCTAAGGCCCCCATGTTGGACCAGCTCTACACGATAATGTCGAAGGGACCGTCCCCTCAACGTCCCCTCAACGTCCCCTCGTCCCCTCAACGTCCTGTCAAGCACTTGGTGGTCCACAAATCAGCCCAACTTGACCCAGCCACTGGCTGGTGCATCTGGTGCGAATCTGGAGAAAACGGCAGCCCCAACTGCCC